AGCGGATGTGCTTTACGCATTCGCTCCACAAGCCTATCTGCACGATTAGTTACTTGGCGATACCACGAGCTGTCAACCATCTCGTCTGCGGCCGCATTCCAATCTCTTGCATCAACACCACGTTTCATACCCTTGAATTTGCTCAAACGCGGCCGCCCCATATTAAACATCATATTGGCAATTACTTGTTGAACTTCTTCCGGCAAATCATCAAAGTCTTCGTAAAGGATGTTACAGTCTCGTAAGACACTTTCGCAATCTGATTCGAAGGCTTGATGGACTCTAACAGTGTCGATGGAAGTCCCTACGTCCTGCCCATATTCGGGATCAGATTCAAGAACCAGATGGCCTATACCAAAAGTAGCGTACCCAAGATGATCTCTGTAAATTTCATATTTTACACCCTCATCAATTTCTAGTTGTTCTCTAAGTTTTTCTAAATTCATTATTCAATTCCTATGCCAAGTTTGATTTTGTTGATGAGATAGCTACGAACAAATCCACTACGAACAATATCACCAATAGTAAATTCTGTGCAACTAAATTCATCCATTTCTGTCAAAATTCGTAAAAAGTCATGTAGACCATTTCTCTCATTTTGCCTCACCAAATCTGTTTGATCAAAGTCTCCACAAAATACAATCTTTGAATCCTGACCGACTCTGGTAATAATTGTGTCCAGTTCATGAAAGTTCATGTTCTGACATTCATCTACTATAATGATTGTGTTATCAAATGTCAACCCTCTTAGAAAAGAAGTTGATAAAAAGTATAATGAGCCCTGACTTTTTAATTTATCATATAGATTATTGAACTGTTGCTCATTTTGCATTTGAAACATGAATTGCACCATGTTCTGATATGGTACTTGATACAATGCAGCCTTATCTTCCTCATCGCCAGGAAGAAATCCAATCTCTCTAGTAGGAATAAGTGACCGTACAAGAACTACTTTGTCATAAGATTTCTTTAAGTCCAATACATCTCTTAGTGCAAGATATAGCGAAACAAAAGTTTTACCTGTACCAGCAGCACCAAATAAAAATTGGTTCTTTCCCTTTTTCCAAGATTCAAAAACTACTTTTTGATTATCAGTAATTGGTTTGACAGGTACAAGATTGGTGTGGTTAATTTCTTTATTTTTTTTGTTAGCCATTATATCACCTTATGTTTTTTCAATACATCTCTTGTTTTAATTTCTTTATGAGATTTAGTTTTAGTACCACCATACCTATCAGCTAGAGGAGAGCCAGGATGTGAGTTTGCAATCTGCTCCATACGTTCATTAAATCCCCCATCTGCTTTTGGGCCAACGCCCATAATATGATCTCCAACAAAAGAAAACATAACTGGGAGTTGAATGATATCAGGATTATCTTTTAGATAAGTTTCTCTTTCACTCATACCCATAAATTCATCAAATTCTAGGCCTGTAGTATTATTCTTAAATGTATATGTTGGCATTAAACGTCTATCTCCAATTGATCAGGATCACCACCCAAAACTGTTATTTTCTTTTTTAATTTGTCCAAACGCTCAATAAGTTCTTTTTGCCTAATATGCAAAAAATGAATAGACTTTTGCATTTCTGCAATTTCTCTCATATAAACAGATGGCATATCGTCTTTTACGTCGGGCATTGCCATATCAAGCACTTACCTTTTCTAAGTCATAAAACCATTCTGGTTTATCTCTGCGTTTCCAAGTTGCAAAATTTGACTTCTCCATTATATAGTATTTATGATACGCAGATACAGCGTCCTCATTCTTACAATATTCAGGCATACATTGTGGGGGGTCTGTAAACTCCTCAAATGGTATATTTTTTGGAAGCTTCCAGAGTGAATGAATCAATCTTTCTGTTGCATGATGTTTGCCGTAACGATATGTGTATTCTTTCATCAGGCCGTCCATATGCTGCCACAACCATTCATAGTTTTTATTAGCAGTTCTCGTCCAAATAGTGCTTGGATGATTCTTGTGAGCCAGTTTATACATACCAACATTATTAGCATGTTCATCACCATCAAGAACACGATGAGTAGTAGAGAGCATCTGTGCGCTCTCTAGTATCATCTTGACCACATGCTTGTCACACATCATCTGTGCAGCAATTATGGGGTCACGATCTACGAAAAAGATGTTCATCGGTTATCTCCGCTACCACCAATCTTATCACGATCTTTTCTTGATTGTAATTTATCTACGTTTGCTTGTGCAACTTCTTCAAGTGTTACACCAAGGTCATCAGCAAGAGCAGAGATATACCAAAGTACATCACCTAGTTCTAGTCCGACTCCATCTAGAGATTTACCATCCCGAATATTCTTCTTTACCTTCTCTGCAACCTCACCAGCCTCTCCACACAAACCAAGTGTAGGATATGTAATCTTACACTCTGCTGGATAAATAGCAGTAGACCTTGCGAATTCTTGGTATTCATCAAATGTCATTTCTTGTCCCATCTGTAAAAAATGTGGTCTTGTATTTCCACAGTTTTCTGTTTTGTTTTTGCCCAACCAGGCGTTACATAATCTGCATGATAAAACAAAGCACCATCTGTAATATCTACAAGTATTAATTCATTATACATAATCAGTTTAGCTAAGTCAAGTAACTCTTGATACATTTTTTTGTTACGAGGCGTGTCACTCTTGCCATCACAGAACCAGCTGAACTGACATCTATTTTTTATGGGATAATATTTTCGTTTACTTTCTGGTAAACTTTTATTTTCCCGAGTTTTCCAACTCTCCCTAATAGGGCCCTGTTCGACAACTTCACAGACACTATTGGGAAACCGTGAATCATTGACACGATTTAATACAACAGCAGATACAGCAAAAAGACCAGCAGTCCCTTGACTTCTGGCTTCATAATACATGTTAAGTGCAAGACATTCTGGAGCTCTATCTGTAATTTGTTGTGCTTGAATATCAGCAGTTGAAATAACTGCTGCCAAAATTATTTCAACAAGCGCCATCATGCGTCCTCTTTCATATCTTCACGATCAAAATTCATATTTTCACAATACCGAATAAACAAACCTAACTGTTTGCCATAGGCTTCTATCTCCCAAGGTTGATCCCAATATTCAAGTGAATCAAGATGAACTTTTTCACCCTTAAACCGAACCATCCCGATAGTATTCAAATACTCATACATCTCATCTTTTGCCCACTGTTTAACGTGAACCATTTCATGAGCAAGAGTAAGCAGAATGTTCCGAACCTTTACGGTAGAATCAATCTCAACAATAAATTCTCTGGGACGATAGCTATCGTCTTCCCAAACAGCACTACCTTCAAGGCCTTCCTTGGAAAGAAGATTTCTCTTGAGATTTACGGTAATTTTTAGATTTTCCGTAAGTCTCTTACCCATCAACTTCTCAGCATAGAACCGAGTAGCTGATTCAACCAACTTGCGAATTGCCTTATTGGAACCTTTAACGTGAAGAATCATAATTGCCTTAAATCATTAAAGATACAGGGGTCCGGTCCAGTCGATAGGATATCCACCATCAAGAATGTTTCCCCTCGCAGCGTTCCGAGCAGGAGCAGCCCAACCAGCGGGCTTCAGAATATCACCCTTCTTGAACTTCTTGTCATTCTCAGTTTTGACGATGAAGGAAGACACCTCGCCACCATTCGATGTACAAACCTTGATGTATTTGGAACCAACCGTGAACGACAGTCCATCTTTGAACCTAGCGTTCATCTCAATCCGTCGATTTTCAACGGGGGGCATGAAACCACTATAATCATCAACCATAGCCTGCATCAGGATGTCAATACCCTCTTCAAGGGTATCTGATCTCTTCACTACATTAACGGTCATATTTCTCTTCCTTCTTCAATTTATACCTAAGTATAGACCATAAACCAGTATATGTCAAGGAAAATCGTAGCCGCTAAGTCATTGATTCTAAACGATTTTTTAAAAAAGTTCGATAAATGGCATTATTCGTATATCCTATTATGTGTATTATTTACTTTAACAAATGTAGTGCATTTTGGCAAGTCTTTTAATCGTTTTGCTCCAACATAAGTGCAAGCAGACCTAATACCGCCCAGAATATCACTAGCAGTATGTTCAACAGAGCCACGGTAAGGAACGGTAACTGTCTTACCTTCTTCTCCTCTGTATTCTCTGTTGGAATGGCCATGCTTATCCATTGCAGTCTTGGACGCCATTCCATAGAACTCCATACCGATTGGTTCTGGATTATCATCTTCAAACACCAACTTGCCATCACATTCTTCATGACCAGCAAGCATACCACCAATCATAACAAAGTCAGCTCCAGCAGCAAAGGCCTTTACCATATCACCAGATGAATTACAACCACCATCTGCAATGATATGTCCACCAATGCCATGTGCAGCATCAGCACATTCAATTACAGCACTCAATTGTGGATATCCTATTCCAGTTTTAATACGAGTAGTACATACACTACCACCACCAATACCTACTTTAACAATATCAGCACCAGCAAGAATAAGCTCTGCTGTCATATCAGCAGTAACTACATTACCTGCAATAATGGTTGCATTATTTCCAAGATGACTTCTCAGAAGCTTAATTGATTCAACAAAATTGATTGTATATCCATTGGCTACATCTAATCCAACAAATACAATCTCAGGAAAAGTATTTGCAACACCTACAATTTCTAAAATCTCTTCATTGGATATACCAGACATTACACAGAGATTGTTTTTACGTTCTACTTGATTCCATTTTTTACCATTTGTATTGTAATGTCTGGCAATACAAGTCACCATACCAGATTGACTTAACTTTTTATGCATTTCAAATGTGCCAGTGGTATCCATATTACTAGCCATAATAGGAACGCCAGTCCATTCTTTACCACTATGATAAAATGTATATGTTCTTTCTAGGTCAACATCAAATCTGGATGTAAGAGTTGACCTTTTAGGACGAATCAATACATCGGAATAATCTAGTTTGATATCGTCTTCAATTATCATCCGTTTGCTGACCCCGGCGTTTGAGGATAAACATGATGATCATCAACCATATACTCATCATTCCAATTAAATGCTTCCTTGACTACAGGAGCAGAAAGACCCTTATACATTTGATGCAATTTCTTGTCCTTTGCAGCCACCAGAAGTGCTGCTTCACTCTCATGAAGACCTTCTAATAGTTGAACGAACATTGATTCCCGCTTGTTCTGATTAATTTGATTATCACCACCACGAATGAAATGATACAACTTGCGAGACTCATAGGACAGAGAAGAATGCTCTGTGCCTTCTGGAGCGTCATTGCGAGTATAAGGAACATCACCATCTGGTAACGCCCATTCAATCTTCGGATCAAAGGAAGACTTGATAACCATTCTCAAAGATTGATGATCATTCTCCCTTAGAATATTAACCTTATCTTTCTTAGTCTTGACTTTTGAAACCTTTTCCAAGATTTCTGAAATTAGTAAATCCATTTTAAAATTCTCCTATAGATTCAGTGAGATTTCTCAACCTCTTTTGTATGAAATAATTTAGTAGTTTGCTACGATCACCATATGGAGCTTCCTTATATGTATTAATTATCTCTGAAGACAGCTCTTCTGGTGTGTATGTCAAATCAATCAATTTGCGATTTCTTTGATAGTTTCTTTTCACTTCATCGTTGGGCGCAACATCTTCGAAGTCATGTTCCAACCATGAAGCAATTTTCTTTTTAGTTAATGGTTTTTGTCGGAGGCCTTCAGTAAATGTATTATCGGGAGACAGAACATTTGGAACACCATCACTAGTGTCACCTTTAAAAATATGTTCTTTAAGATACTCGTCAGGATTTTCGCCATTTACTTTTTTCTTAGTGATCGGACTATACTGTTTTACATTAGGAAATCTTTGAAGTTGAATGAAATCCTTGTCTCCAGAAAGTATCATGATCTCTTCTGAATATTCCGAACAAAGAACACCGATAATATCATCAGCCTCTGCACCATATATTTCTATAAACTTATATGGCATATTATTTCTAAGCTCATCTCTTATCTCATTAAGACATGAAAAAATTGCGTTCCAATCGTGTGTGGATTTTTCTCTACTCTTTCTCCTTGAAAATTTATATTCTGGAAAATAGTCACGCCTCCAATAATGCTTGGAATCATAACACAAAACCAACTCTCCAAATTCAGATGAAAATTTGGTACGATACATACGCAAAGAATTTAGAATCATATGTCTTACCATATTCCCATCAATCTCTTTAGACTTATTCATATTTAAATGCATCATCATACTTGCTAAAGAAATCTGATTCATATCAACTAATATCATTTTGGCACAAACATATGAGCATTAAAACTCATACTCCTTCTCTCACCTTCACTTTTAAAGGGATATACAAAATGTTTTAACCATGAAGGAAATACTAACATTTTTCCCACCTCTGGTTTAAACTTCAAATTGTCACTTCTAAATACTTGGTTCTCACCAAACATAAATTCTATCAATCCATTTGCTGGATAGTGGTCCTCAAAATCTTTTTCTATTTCTTTGTGCATGTTAGGTGGCAGTTTAAGATAGACAACTGCTGAGAAATCACCAGTATGATGATGCCAAGGATTATATTCCCCGGCATATTGACTGACTACCCAGCTTTGAGTTAGATGAATGTTATCTAAAGTTGGAGTTGCATTACCAGCAATTTTCTTCCATGAATGATGAGTACCTTGATTTATAGATTCTTTTAGATAATTCAAACATGCAGACTTCATTACATTTAAGAGAAACTCTTTATTGTCTTTACCTTTTATGGGGATTTGAACTTCTTTATGTACCTTGCCGACCAGCTTGTGTGACCAATCCCATTCCACACTTGCAGCTTTATTATCAAGCACCTCGTCAGCAGTATTATTGATTGTGTCAATAAATTTCTTGGGAGCCACGGTTTCCATAATTGTAGGACTAAATGGTCTATGAAATTTCGGGATCGTTGTCATCATCATCCTCTAAATCTTTATTAGTCTCAATAAATTTTTCTAACATACCTAACATATTTAAATCAATTTGACCATGAATAGTGTCATCATTTTCATCAATATCAACATCTACTAGAGCTTCAAGAAATCCATGTGTTAGATGGGGAATACCCATACTTCTATATATACTTCCTTTTGTCAGTTCAATTATTAGTCCTAAATCACGAATAAAAGATGGCTTTGAAACATCAACACCATTTTCACTCAACATCTGAACCATATGAATAATCAGGCTTTGATTAAGCTCTTCAGCAAATTCCATGTTTTCTTGCAATTCAAGAGCGTCCTCGTCAGGAATTTTAACCTTTTTTTTAGACTTTGGCCAAGGGCCCTGTATCACGTTTTTAGTTTCCTTTGCGTTTCCGTTTTTCTGGTCCGACATTAGAAATTCCTCTCTCTTCATTAAACATTTCTTGAGTATATACACAACCCATATCTGGATAAAAAACACCTACATTTCTTTTAGGGGTTCCATCATTATAAAATGCCATTGCAACACAACGGTATCGAATTTTACTCTGTTGGTGCTCACCATAAAAATTATCAATCCATTCACCATCTTTAAGATATTTTTGCATATTCCTTATATATCCTTCATGACTGGCTAATTGTGCTTCTGCTCCCTTCATTTTTTGTCTTACAGCACTTCTTGCTGAACTTGCAAGGTCTTTTTGAGTCTTAATCCAACTCTTAATTTTTTTAGGGTTCAGTGCATGATCTTCTGGTAAGTTCTTAATTGAATCATGAAATCCTGATTTACCATAGTCAGGATTTGTTTCTGCACGTTTTTCTCTCGCCTTTTCCAAACGTGCCGCAGCTGCTTCACGCTGATCTTCAGTCATTGGTTTACGTTTCTTACGAACCTTTGGTGCTTTCCAATTACTGTTATCAGTCTCAACAGCAATTTTCTTCTTCCTGGCCATTTTAGTTTCCTGTTTCTTCTCTACGTTTTTGCTGGTCCTTTTTATATCTACGAATACCAGCTGCTTTGGCACGCCGACGCTTTTCACCCTTTGCTACAAAATGTTCTCGTTCTCTTAGTTCATTGAACATTCCATCCAACATCAACTTCTTCTTTAGAATTCTCAATGCCTGTTCGACATTGTTATTTCTTACATCAACTCTCATCTTCCAATATCCTTTATGTCACTCTTACTTATTACTTGATACGGACCTTTATTATAGGCCGGGGCAATAGTAAAATTGTGTGGAATTAATTCTTTCTTCGGTGCAACACCCACTGGTATGTCATTTGACATCTCTGCTACATTGCGTTTATTGGCGCACTCGACAGGACTCGAACCTGTGACCCACGGTTTAGAAGACCGTTGCTCTATTCCAACTGAGCTACGAGTGCCAACAACTTTCTTTAAAAACTTTGCGTGTTGACGCTCTGCCTCAATCAAAGATTTGGGTTTCTTAGATTTCTTACGTTTACGAGTACTTGTAGTTGTAAAATAGGCTGGTAGTATGTGCATTGTCACAAGTGTATCACGCTAGGTTAAATATGTCAAGGTTATTTTGTAGATTTTACTGCATCACGCAATGTTTTAGCAATTATATCTGAAATAAGGATAAGTTCTTTATCACCATCTTTACCAACGGTGGTATAGATATATCCATCTTCTTCCAACTTGTCTAACATTTTTGAAATGATAGGATCAAACATACTTCTTGCAGCAAAGTGCCGACCGACATAATAACAACCAGCCATACAACCTGTTGCGATTAATGCATGTAGTATCGGGTCCATAACAATATTTATCTCTCTTATCAATGACTATATAAACTATACAGGAAAAGGAATAGAATGTCAAGAACTATTTTAATTAAATAGCGCCCAAATACAAAATAAAATAAGGGAGCTAGTACCAGCACCCAAAATATATGCTTTTAGCAAGTCAATATCATGCCAAACAGCCACATTCTTAAAATATTCATCAGATGGCCCGTGGCCTGTCCTCAATGAAAAAAAGTTCTTACTCATTATACTCTCCTATTTGGTTGTTGCGATAAAGACACCATTCCAATCAGGTTCTAGTGGTTGGGTCTTCATAAATTCACACCTCTCAATCCACATAGTATAGTAATTTTTCATCTTACCGTCGAATTCATTCATCAGGTCATTACATAGTTGAATAGCATTATCAAACTTTTGAGCTTGATAATATTCATGCATCTTTATGTGTTGGGTTTCTGGTCTACCCCAATTAGTATTCTTCGTCATCCAATCTATATCACTTAGAACAGTATAGATTCGAATACCTATGGTCTTGCCCTTTACTGCTAGTTCATCAATCTTCAAGTAGAAGAAGTCATCTTTAGTTTTATCATAAGTGGCTTCACCAACTAACAATAGACAACCATATTCCTTACACTTACTTTCAATTCTAGCAGCAGTAGAAACAGAGTCTCCTAGTACGTCATAGCTGTGTCGTTTAGTGCTACCCATCTCTCCTAGATATCCAAGACCAGTATTGATACCAGCGCCCATACCTATAGGTGGTCTACCCTCTGCTGTAATTTTATCATTAAACTTTTCTACTGCCTTCAACATGAATAATCCAGTCTTGACCGCACTCTTAGGATGGTCTGGATCATCTATCGGTGCATTGTGAATATGCATACTCGCATCACCAATATACTTAATCACCATGCCATTTGAATCTAGAATGGGTTGTGTGATTGCATCCATGTATCCATTCATAATTTCTGTAAGACCCTTCACATCATCACCGAAACTTTCACCTAATGGAGTGAACCCACGAAGATCAGAGAAGCAAATACTGATTTCTTTTTTCATACCATCTTTGATTAACGATGGATTTTCTTGTAGTAATCTAACAACAGTTGGGCTCGCATAACCAGCAAACTGTTTTTTGATTTCCATCTTCTGTTTGTATTCTTCCATGAATCGCATGAATGCTGCCAGCGCCCAGACAATAAACATAGTAAGAACAGGATAAGACCAATCTACTAGATAACTATATTCAGCAAATAGATATGCTGAACCATAAAACGAACCAACAAGAAATAGTGGTAACAGTATTGCTCCAAACCACCATGTAAGCGTAAGAACGACAACTGTCAGAATTATCGCACCGGCCGCACTGATTGTTAATTCAGCAAGATCAGTCCAAAATGGGCGAGTTATGTTGCGTCCTGTCATCATGGTAGCAAGTGATGCGGCGATAAGATCATGTGTCTCTATGACCCCCACAGGAGTTGCCACTGGGCTTCCTAGACCAGAAGCAGTACTGCTTAGTATCACAATCTTACCTGTTAAATCTGGCAACTTCTCATGCAATGGGTATGTATTTGTCTTCCATTGAAAATCCAACCATATGTTACCGTTAGCATCTGTATTAATTATTTTGTATTTTGGTATGCGTATTTTCTCCACACCAGCAACACCAGTCTTCATTTGAAAAGATATGTCTGCTGCAGCCATTCGTAAGACTTCCATACTAATAGATGGATATAACTTTTCACCCACTGCGACCACTAAAGGCATACGTCTAACAACACCATCTGCTTCTGGTGAAATTACCATCATACCAACAGCTTGGGCACTCTCAGCTAGTTCTGGAATAGGACCGACAACGCCGGGATATCTATACACCCAAGGTTTCCAAGGTTGTCCTATAGAAGCAACACCACGCACTACACCAGAATTACTGTTGTCATTACTAGGTATTTGTCCGATGATTGTAGGTGTATTTTCGAGTATGTCAGCAAAGAACTTGTCTTTACCACCTCGGTCTGGGTCAGCGAATAAAATAGGCACAACAACAAGACCAGCACCTGCTTCATAGAGCTTGATAATTTCTTTACCAAGAGTTTCTCTATCCCATGGCCACTGACCATATTCCCTAATCGTATAATTGTTAATCTCTATGGTAACTGTATTATCAAGAATCTGTGTTGTCTGATTGCGTTGATGTTGATCTAGTGCTTTCATACGCACCATATCTAAAAACCAAGGGTCAGTGAAACGTACACCACATAAAACTAAAATTACAATTAATGATAGAATCCACTTTTTCATTGTGTACCTTGTGTTGTTGATAATGTGCAACCTAATGCATTACTACATGTATTATCTAAAATATAGTTTTGTGAAGTACTACCTTGTTGTATCAAATCAAAATCTGTACTATACCCATCTAAATCTACTCTGGCTGCATGATTACCACTACCACGCTGTGTAATTGTTACATCATGACTAGCATCAAAAGTAACATCAAGATAATGTGTTCCTGTGTCTTCTTGTATAAATGTTCCTGCATTACTATTTCCATTTACGTCAAGAAACATTGTCTTTGCGCCATTGTCTTTTTGTGTTATAGTTAAGTTATTACTATTACCATCAACATCTAAACTAAAAAAATGTTCAGTCAGCGTACCACCGTCATATTGAGTAAGATTAATTACATTTGATGTTCCCGTTATATCTATAATAGCTCTGTGTTCACCTTGGTCATTTGCATGATCACCTTGATTAACAATTACAGTTGTACTATTACCATTTATGGCCAGACCTAAACCATTATCATCACTACTACCAGATGTTGTTACATTGCCTTGTTTGATTGTAAGTGTAACATCATTTCCTGTAACTGTAGCATTACCACTCCAATCTGTATCACCAATAAAATTACCATCTCCCTTTTGTTGTATACTTGCTGTGAAGTTATCTCCACTTTGCGTAATGTATACACCCTGAGCAAGCGTTGCATTTTGAGCAGATGATTTGATTGTTGCTTGTGATGATGTTATTGTTATAGATGTTGTTGGTTGTGTGAATGTACTTGCTAGAGCAGTTCGCAATGCATTCATAAATGCTTTGTTGTTATTAGTATAATATGAGCTTTGAGCTGCGTAGTTAATATCTGTGAATACAAAAACTATACCATCACTATATGAAGAATTTAAACTCTCGCCATACCATACTGCTACAACAATATTACCGGCACTATCTTTTGCTAACCATGTACCATCACCAACCGAAGTCAAAATTCCTCCGGCAGACCAAGTAAGACTACCACTATGATCAGCAAGATAAGATTCAGATGTATTAAATGTTGTAATTGAATTAGTAGAAGATGAAGAACTATTATAAACTACATTTCCTCCACCCAATTCATCTTTAATAAATTCTGTTATATTTTGGTTACGAGGATTAAGAGTGGAGTGATGATTTTCACCTTGGAGATATAGAGTTCCACCTCTTGCTAATAAAGCTTTATATGCTGTTTCTTCTGATGAAGATAAATTATGCGAATATCTTATGTCAAACATCTGTTCATAACTAGTCGAATCGGTAGGAAAAGATGTGCCCATAGTAACCGTATGACCAGCATCTTCTAATCTGTTCTTCCATTTTTGATGAATATTACCATAGCTCTGATGAAGAATAAAAACATCTTCAGCATATGCAACACTACTCAGACTGAGTAATACTAATACTATTAACCACTTCATCATTCGTAGTTATCTCCGGCACTTCTATTGCACCTTGTTTAAGATTTATTGAATACCCGTTGTCATTGTTCAAAACAAGATATATATTGTTTCCGTTAACTTCTCTGATTACTCTTGTCTCGTTTCCATCAACAACTGTAGTAACAAGTGTCTCTGGATTTAAGCCAGATGTTCTTCCATCTATGTGGTCGCCCTTTACACCCCTCTTTTTTATTCTCAACTTCTTTTCATATTTTCTGTTTAACTGGGTCAGTATATTCAATAATAAATCTATGTCTAAAGGATTGATATCTAATAATCCAAATTCTAACTCATCTTCATCTAATTTATTTTCATCCAACTCTTTATACTCTAACAAATCAACGTCGAGTAAATTAGCAGAGTTTTTTGATTCATTTACAAGTTCAATTATTTTCTCTTTTGGTGGCCTAATAATTAACATATTATTAATTTGATCTAAAGACAAATCAAGTATGACTGGCTTAGATGGATTGCTTTCTGACATACCAACTGTTGTTGCTTCAAATGCTTGCGTCATAATCACCATTCCTGTTGGAGTTTCTACTGAAATCTCACCAACAGTACCATCAACATTTGGTAACAAAATAATAAGAGACTTTCCTATTTCATCAACCGTCATACTAAATGCTGTACCCCGAACACCTATCCTGGCAGTCGGAGTACTAATTTCAACATTTTGTTCACTGAGTTTTGCAATGTTACCACTAGCATATCTTACTGTGCCAAGAGCAACTTTCATCACCAACTTAGACCCCGATTGAGAATTAGGATCATATACAAACTCATCAATAACGAGAGAGCTCTGTGGACTAATTGCTACATTGGTATCATCTATAAATGTGATACCAACATTTCCCTTACCTGTACGAACATTATCTTTGAAGAAGATATCTGAATCTTTATATAAATCGAGACTCTTATCTTCTCTCTCTACAGATGCATTTCCTTCATTAAGAACTACATTACCAATAGTATTACCATACGTCAATGAAGGTAATATAAAAAATGTTAGAAAACTAATCGTCAGAAGTAATCGTGACATTATGACCAGCCCCATTAGTTGTTAACACAACATCTGAAGCATTATTTCCATCTTGTGTTATTACAAAAGTTCCAGAAGAACCAATGTGTGTCAATGCCGTATTATGATGTGCAGCGCCACTATGGGTTGTAGTAATTGTATTGCTATCTCCTGTTACTGTAATGTCTGTATTTTTATCAGAACTTGTAGATGCTGAACTGTTCTCATTAACTATAAGAGTATTACTATCTGATCCAGAATTAAATATTACATCAATATCTACATCTGAAACTGTAGCAGAAGTGCCCACATTATATGTTGTATTATTACTACTGCCTGTAGTAGCTTCATCAATATGAACATCATCGGCAGCAGAATTAGTACCGACTGTTACAGTTGCTTGGTTACTACTACCAGTTTGATTTATTGCTAAATCTTCTGCACCAGATGCACCATCTCCTATAAACGAACCATCAATTACGTTTGATGATCCTATCTGATCAATATCAAATGTTTGGTTTGTTCCGGTTGACGTAAACACAGTAGTAGAATTACCTACTTGGTTTCCGTTACCGTCCATGTTAATATTAACAGTTAAATTTGCACCTGACTGTGTAATATAAACGTCATTGTCTGCATGACTTTTACTGATCATAAAAAATAACATAATAACTGTAGCTGATATCGCCACAAATATGATATTTTTCATTTTAGTTTACCCCTCCCGGCTGTTCGTATTTTTCTTCCTCGTCTTTTTTCACATAATTTTCTTGAACAATTGTTCTTACTATTGGAGTATATGGTTCACTAAATTCCCATAGTCCCTGTTCATCTCCTTTAATTATCAATTCTTCTACAGATTTTTCTATTGCTTTTCTAACTGCATATGTAACAGATTCATTCTCTGTATATCCGACTTCTGTCTCCAACAGTTTTGTTCCCATATCTAAAAATTTAAATACGTTGGTTGAAATTCTTGTGCTTAAAATTGTTTTCTCTGCACTAATTGCCATTAATATTTCACCTGTATTAACAGAAATTAATCTTATACCTACCGTTACAGAATCTTGACGATATTCTACTGATGCACCTATACCCAGTAATCTTGCTCCAAACCCACCTGTAGTTGTATTTGTATCATATCCAACAACTCCACCCTCAATCAATACACCAGCAAACAATAACGGTTTTATTTTGTCTTCATCTTTAAATGTTTCTCTAGTACTCCGTATAATTTGTCGTTCTTTTAATAAATTATCAAGAGCGCCCCGTTCAACAACTTGAAACCACTTTCCATTTCCTGCACGTTTGAGTGCTTGCAATAACCAAATATCCGGGCCTTGTGTAACAGCAGTACTAATCTGTGCTACTGATTGATTTGGTTTTCTCTGGCCAGTAACATCTGTAAAAGAATAAACTGCAATCGGCACCCTCACTTTAGGTGGTGGAAATGCTTCTAACTGATGTATCAGTGATTTAGTGACTATTGTCGGAGGGTCTACTTTTTGAACGGTTTGACACCCAAGCAATACACTAAAACTGAAAATCGTTAAGAGGAACCGTAATTGTTGATTTTCCATCTGCACCATCTATTGTTAAAGTTACTAAGTCTGTTGTAGTGTTCTTCTCATAAGTAATCGTTGTACCTTCAAATGTAACTGTACCACTACAACTTCCTACGCCAACTGTTTCTCCTTGACTTACTTCAGCCGTTGGAGCAACTGCATCTCCAGCACTGTCATAAGTGGTTCCACACGATTCACCAAATAAACTATCAGTCAAATCTTTTGACAATTGAGCATAAATTCTTGACTCTATGTTTTTAAGAAATTTAGCATAGTTTGTATTACCCGCATCTCTAATTAATTGTCTAGTCTCAGAAGCTTTCTTTTCTTTTATTGTTGATTTACGAGAGAACTCCTGATTCTCAATAGTTAATGCATGAGCACTAAATCCAACTCCATTGAATGCTGGAGATTTAAATTTATGCACCATGCTATCAGCAAATACATTACTTGATGCAATACAAAAAAGCACTATGTAAAATACATATTTCATTTTTTTAATTTATCAATTTCTTTTTTATTTGCAGTAATTTTTTTATCTTGTTTAGCATCCAATTCTGATTGTTTGACTTCTATCCTTTTTTTATTTGCTTCTTCAAAAGGGTTCATCTGTTGTGTTTGTATCTCTATAATAGTATGCAATTTTTGGTCCAACCTAATCATGTCATTATCTAACATTCTCACCCGGTCAACTAAACTTATTAATGTGCTACTTGCTGCACCCAAGCTTGGTAAAATATTATGTGTAACAAATTTCCACACATAATATATGAAATACGCCATCCCCACAGCAACCACTGTAGGAACACCATATTGATTAAACATATCAATAATAGCGGTAGTTTCCAAAATTAATCCTTCCTAGTATCTTCTTTTCCATCAGCCGCAGACAATCTGCGAGTATCGGGTTTAACACCTAACGCATGACATATAAGAGTATCAAGTCTCACTACCTCAGTGTTAATTGTTCTTATACGATTATCTAATGCACTAATCATGCCATTAAGACTAACTGCCCTATTGACAACTGAATCCAGAATATATTTCAAGAGTAGAATAATAAAGAACCCGCCGCCAATTACGGCCGCGATGGAAAAGCCTAGGTCAGCAATTAAATTAAATGCTTCCATCAGCG